GCAACACAATTTGGTAACTTAAGAGTATTATTACCTGAAAACTCACAGATAATATTAAGTCCAAATTATGTCATCACTACACTTAGACAAAAATTAAAAGATTATACTAATAGAGATTATTTACTACTTACAGGCGATCCTGCCATAATTGGTGTGGCATGCTCAATAGTATCAGATGTTACGAACGGAAAATACAACTTATTGAAATGGGACAAACAAGAAAGACGTTATTATCCTGTGGAAATAAATTTATATTCTAAGGGTTGACATATATATTATTAACCTATATATAAGAAACCAAGAAAGTTATGACAAAAATTGATTTTGAAAATGATAGAATGCAATCTGTTGAGCAGATAGATTCTGCTAAAAGATTATCCGACAAAGTGTTGGAGCTAAAAGATTTAGAAGATGAGATTGCAAACGCAGAAGAAAGCGTAAAAAAATTAAAAGAAAAAGCAAAACAAGTTTCTACTGTAGAGATTCCAGCAATGATGGATGAAATGCAGATTACAAAATTAAAGCTGAAAGATGGCGAATCTATAGAGATCAAAAAAATCTATGGCGCTTCTATTCCTAAAGATCAACAGGAAGCAGCTTTTACATGGCTTCGTAACAACGGTCTAGGTGATGTTATTAAAAATGACATTACTGTTACCTTTGGTCGTGGCGAAGATAACAAGGCAGCAGAATATGCTGACCTTGCACGAGGCAATGGGTTCGAACCTGTCCAGAAGATTGGAGTGAACCCAATGACACTCAAGGCACTGGTCAGGGAACGACTTGAATCTGGACAAGACGTTCCTGCCGACCTATTTAAACCGTTTGAGGGTAACCAAACTAAAATAACAAGGAGAAACTAGAAATGAGTGACGCGAAACAAGTAGCCACTAAAAAAGCAAACCTACCATCTGCAGGTTTATTCGAAGCAGATGCACAAAAAGGTTTTGAGAATGTGAAGACAGAAAGTCTGGCTCCACCTATCTTAAAACTATTACAGAATGGATCAGCAGAAGCACAGAAGCGTAATCAAAATTACGTAGAAGGTGCAGAACCTGGTATGTTCTTAAACACTGTTACGAAACAGTTATATGATGGTGATAAAGGAATACAAGTTATTCCATGTCATTATAAACTAGAGTTTCAAGAATGGGCAGATTATGGAACAGGTTCAGGTAGACCTGAAATGATCTATCCGGATTCTTCAGATATTCTAGAAAAAACTACAAAAGGAGCTGACAACAAAGATAGATTACAGAATGGTAATTATATCTTAACTGTTGGTCAACACTTTGTAATTATTGTGGGTGATAAAGGTTCTGAAACTGCAATGATATCTATGAGTTCGTCTCAAGGTAAGATTAGCAGAAAATGGAACTCCATGATGAAGTCTATTAGTTTAGATGGAAAAGATGGACCATTCACACCACCATCGTTTAGCCACATATATAAATTATCTTCTGTATTAAATACAGGTAAAGGTAATCAATGGTATGGCTACAACGTAGAAAAAGTTGGGATGTTAGAAGATGCTAAGATGTATGAACGAGCGAAGAAGTTCTACGAAGGCATCAGAAACAAAGCATAATACTTTTGGGGGCGAAAGCCCCCAATACTTGTAGTGGTGATGATAGAATTAGATAAATTCATAGATATATTTGCGGGCTCGTATAGCGCCTACGGTCAAACTAGAAAAACAGATGAGTTTGATGAGAGAGGTAAACACAAAACTAAATCTTTTATAATTAAAAAAACTCCTAACAAACAAATGTTTCAAGAACATTTGGATGGTAAAGAACCTGCTCTTGGTATTATACCGATAAACGAATCTAATAAATGTAAGTGGGCCTGTATAGACATTGATGTGTATAATGGCTTTGATCACAAAGAATTAATTGTAAAAATACGTAAGCATAACTTCCCTTTAATTGTATTTAGGTCCAAATCTGGCGGTGCACACGTCTTCTTATTTTCTGATAATTACGCACCTGCAGTATTATTTAGAAGTAAATTAAAAGAGATGGCAGCTAAACTAGGTTATGCCAATGCAGAAATATTTCCAAAACAAAATAAAGTTGACATGCAAAAAGGTGGCACAGGTAGTTTTTTAAATCTACCTTATCACAATGCAAAACAAACAATGAGATACGCTGTAAAAGATGATGGGTCAGCAATGACTATAAATGAATTTTTTGAAGCGCATAATAAAGTAAAACTATCAGAAGATCAATTATCAAAATTAACCATAAAAGAAGAAAAAGTTCTTGACAATCTACTCAAAGGTGCGCCACCATGTTTGGTTACGATCGCAAAACAGGGAATACCTAACGGTCAAAGAAACAACGCCATGTATAACTTTGGTGTTTACACAAAGAAAAGATTTCCTGATAAATGGCAGATAGAAATATTTAAATACAATGATGCGTATTGTAAACCTCCATTAGATAAAAAAGAAATAGATACATTAATTAAATCTATTGATGGCAAAGAATATAATTACAAGTGTAAGGATGAACCTATTGCATCGTTTTGCAATTCTAAGAAATGTGTAATGCAAGAGTTTGGTGTGGGTGATGGGGTACCTGAAGTAGAAATAAAAGAGATACAAAAGTATGACTCTGATCCACCTTTGTATTATGTAACCGTAGGTGATGAACAAGTAGAAGTAGAATCACAAGACTTACATGAGCCAGATAGATTTTCTTTAAAATGTTTAGAACAGATAAATCAAGCGATGCCACCTATTGCTAAATTAGTATGGAGAAAAGTAATCAACAAGTTATTAAAAGACACCATACCTTTAGAAGCACCAGAGTCTACGAAGATAGATGTGCAGCTAAAAGAATTACTGGCAGACTATATTAACAAGATACCAGGTAAAGATTGGAAAGATATATTACGTGGGCTGTCATACACAGAAGAGGGCATAAGTTATTTTAAATTTAAAGACTTCTGGAAGTATCTAGTTAGAACAAAACTTTGGCCAGATAAACAATATTCAAAACAGAAGACAGCTAGAATGTTAGAGACTTTGTTTAATGCAGAAGAGATACCAGGTAAAATAAATAATAAGAGTGTTAGATACATGGCGTTGAAAACAATTAACTTAGATCGACCTCATGTAAGAAAAGAAAGAATTAAGGAGGCACCTTTTGCATAGAACAATTATTCCTGGTCCTCCAGGTACAGGTAAAACACACAGACTTATGCATTATCTTGATGAAGAGCTGAAGAAAACAGATCCTAAAAAGATAGTATACATAGCCTTTGGTAACGCTGCAGTAGATGTG